TAAAAGGGTGGGGCCATTACTCCCCACCCACGGTTATATTATTTTACCAAGTATCTCCTGAAGCAAGGTTCTTACCTTGCATAAAGTCAATCTTGATCCATGCTTGACCAGCAGTAGATAATGCTCCAGTTGGAGTATAAGTCAATACTGCTTGGACATCTGAGTTATAAGAAACTCCGTCTGAACCAGTCTCTGCTTGAAATACACTTTTCCACGATGCAGTTTGTGTAGCATCCACAGTTACAGCTCCACCAGTATTACCAGTAGTTGTAACTGCACGCATAACAGCAGTAGCAATGTCTGCTAAATAATCCGGATCATCAGATTTTCCAATTTCCATTGGATCTGCTGTTCCAGCATTAAACGCTTCTCCTACCCATACCTTAATACCAGTAATGGTAGATTGGTAAGGAATAGTTCCTAACGCTCTGCAGTAAACATCTCCTGCCACAGCCGCTGTTCCCACAGTAATATTACCAGTGGTAGCACCACTTGTAGCAACTTTAGTTACACTTTTAAAGTTAGCTGCTGTACTATCAGTAGTATAAACAGTTCCACTATTTGGTCCTGTTATAGTTTCACTTAAAGCTTTACCATTAACATCTGTTCCAGTGATAGTAAAAGTGATTCCTGAATCATTGCCATCACTTGTAACGCCAATTTTTCTTGCCCACGCTCCGTCAGCAGTTGTTGAAACTGCACTTCCAAGAGCTGGTGCATAAATTGAATTGCCATTAACAGTAGCACATAAAGCGCCGTTCAATGTCAAATTAGCTGCCGCTGAAGTTGTTTGTGAAGCGCAAATACCGTCTGTATCTGCCGCTGTTGGTTCTTGAAAATAACGAGCTAATGAGTTGGTTACCCAGTTAGTATCTGTTAAATCTTTACCACGATAACCACCTGATGTGGCTCCGCTAATTACTGGACCCGTTTTTACCGGACCCGAAAAAGTTGTTGTACCCATTTGTACTCCTTGGCTGTATAGGCCATTTGTTACGTCGTCTCTATACCGTCTGCCTAGCCAGTCTACGTAACTATTTACTAGGATAAAGGGGCGAACTAATTTCGCCCCTTTAAAGATTAATTAAGCACCTGGAGTACCAAAGATACCTCTCCAGTCAGACCAGCCGAAGCTGTATCTTTCTCTGGCTTTGTATCTAACGTTTCCAGTATCGAAATCGCCTTCCATAGCAGTTCTGATAGGTGCTCTAGTGAAATGTTTCATTCCATTAGGAGCATCTGTTTTAAGGAACCAAGCATCAGTATCAGTTAAGAAATTGTTAACCACATATCCTTGTGGAACCATTCCCATAGATTTGATAGCGTTGATATCATTATCAGCAGTACCTACTCTACCAGCAGATTTCATTAGTCTCTCAGCTACAAATTGAAGTTGAACTGGGATTATCATTTTCATGCCCCTAAGAGCAATTTTTAATCCTCTTTCATCCTTCATATCAGCAATATCAATTAACATCTGCTCAAGCGAAGTTTCGTTTAAGTCAGCTGCAGTTGATAGTTCGTTCTTTTGGTCTCCACTAAGAGTTGGGTGATCAGTAGCACAAAGCTCCTTATCATCCCCACCAAGATAAGAGTTGTTAAACGCTCTGTTAAGAACGTTAGCAGCTTTAACTTGTTTAGTGTTAGCCATAGAACGCGCTAATGCTTTAGTATAGCGAGTGCTAAGTTTGTCGTAAAGATTATCCTCTACAGCTTCTTCTGTAAGCGAGAAAGCTAAAGCAATAGTCTCGTGAGTGTACCTAGCAGTGTAAGTTTCTTGAGCGTCTTCGTATGATACGCCTTGACCCTCAGGTTTTACAGCTGCATTGGCAAACCCACCAAGCATTACTTCTTCTTCGAAAGCTCTATCAGATGATTCTGTATCGAATATTTCTTTATCTTGATTTTCGTATCGGTCATACTCTAACCCAAACAATGCGTTTAAGCCTGGTTCGAGTTCTTTGACCAATTGCATTCTTGAAATAACCATTGTTCAATATCTCCTTAGGTTTATACGCCAGCGCCATTGTTATAGTACAGATGCTCGTTGAATCTTACGATCCAGTTAGCATTAGCACTAGCAATGTCACTGTTATCAGGGTCTTCAGAAATTCTGATAATTCTTAATTGAGCAGTACCGCCTGCAGCAGCACCTAGCTCAGATTTAGATTGACCATTGACAGTAGAACCCGCAGCATAAACTTGGTCAGCGTTATCGCCAACAGCAGTTTGTCCTAGAGTTGCATTGTCTTGAATTTCGAAGAGCATGTTTGGATCATCGTAAATGAACGCCTCTATATCGCCCACAGTAGGTGTTATGCTACCAGGGTAGTAGTTTGACCATGTTGGTTTTTGTGTAGTAGGGTCATTGTAGAAACAACCGTTGAAAACTCCAACGTTCGCAGTGTCAGCGTTTCCACTAACTTGTATAGTTCCTGCAGCAACTAACTTAACGATATCTCCTTTATAAATCGCAGTAGCATAGCCAGCTGCAATTTTGTATTTAGAAGTACCGCCATTTTGAATGCCGCTTCCTAATTCGCCTACAGGTCTTAAACCAAATGCCGCGTCGTTATTAGCCATGATTTTTTCTCCTGAAAAAATTTGTTATAACACACTCACCCTGAGTGTGTTAAAATTGTGTAACTATGTGTTAGTAAACTATTAAGTTTTCTTGCCACCAAAGGTTACGCGAGAACTTCTCTCTTTCGAGATTGGCATGCTAGGATGTTGGTCCCTTAATGGATCGTTGGCAATCGCGTCATCTTTATCTTGCGTAACTTGTGCAAAATATTTTTTTCGCTGATCAACAAGTTCATTAGGAATCCTTGCTAGCATTAACCCTCCAACAGCTATAACACCTTCATATTTACCTGAATCAATTTGAGGCCATTCCAAGTCCGGAAACTCATCAGCTCTGACAAATTCCCATCCTTCTCGTAGTCTAGCGGATACATTTTTTTGATCCATTTGTCCTACAGATTCGGCCCTTACCCATCTGTGCTTAAATCCAGCGGGTGCAGGTGGTGCATCTAGTTGTGACGGTGGAGCCCATACTTTAGGACGTTCTCTCTTAGTCCTAGTTTCTGACTCGCGTGATGGTAGTTTATTAGTTTTCATTGTTTTTTCCATATGCCTACTCCTTCACGTATTTCGCATATTCGCTTAGTGGCACACCTAACTTTTTAG